GTTCGTCAATCTCTTGTACGGTGTGGAGCCTGCGTAGGGTCTGGAGTTTTTTATGAGCGCTAAGAAACCAATCGAGAAACGACAGAACCGAGCGACCAAAGACCTTGGCGTGCTGCCCCAGATCGAGGTTGATCCACGCTCAATCCCTACACCACCGGCTCATCTCACCGAGCGCTGGGTCAAGTCTTGGGAGATCTTCTGGGCTTCGCCCTTCGCTCAGGTTGTTCAGCCAGCGCAGTACCCTGCGCTTGAGCGGCTCTTCTCGATGTACGAAGAGCGCGAGCGAATGGACACCTACCTGCGTGAGGAGCCAATGAGCGTAGGCTCACAAGGGCAGAAGATCTTGAATCCGATGTATCGTCAGCGCACAGCCGTTGATGCCGAGATCCGGCAACTAGAGGATCGGTTTGGATTGCACCCTAAAGCAGGGTTGCAACTGGGCATCGTCTATGGGGAAGCCGCTCGCAGCCTGGAGGAACTGAATGCAAGGATCACCAACGCCACCATTGCGGAAGCCAACAGCGAAGCCGACCCACGCTACACCGACGCCGCTGAAGACACCGCAGAAGAGGCCGCTCTACTCGTCGCCGATCAGTAGTCCTCCTCCACCCTCCTGGGGCGGCTTGGTCTGCCGGTGGATTGAGACCAACCTTGTTCACGGCGAGGGCGACAAGTTTGGCGAGCCGTTCCGACTGGAGCCGTGGCAGCGTGCCTACATCTGGCGCATCTACGAGTACGACCCAGCCACTAACAAGCGCACAGTCAAGCGCGCTCTGTTAGGTACACCCAAGGGCAATGGCAAGACCGAGTTGCTGGCGGCTATCGCCTTGGCTGAACTGGCAGGACCGAAGGCGCCGCGCTCTCCAAATATCCCTATCGCTGCTGCGTCGTTCGAGCAGGCTGACCTACTCTTTGGCACCGCTCGGATTATGCTCACGCAGGGTCCACTCGCCGCGCACTTTGAGGTCTACGACACTGAGATCATGATCAAGGATCGCCCTGGGCGTATGTACCGCGTAGCCGCCGCAGCCGGTACGAATGACGGCGGTCGCCCTACGTGCTTCATCGCTGACGAGTTGCACGAGTGGACAGGCAACAAGGAGCGCGTGCATCTCGTGCTGTCCAACTCGCTCGCTAAGCGAGCAGAGGCGCTCGAACTGAACATCTCAACGGCAGGCTCAGACGAGAACACCCTGCTCGGCAGGATGCTGACCTACGCCAAGCGCATCGCATCTGGCGAAGTGAGCGACCCATCGTTCCTAGTCGAGTGGTGGGCGGCTGCTGATAGCCACGACCTAGAGACCGACACTGGCCGTAGGGCTGCACTGGAGCAGGCGAACCCTAGCGCCCCAGCCTTCGTTGACCTTGATAGACTGTTGGCACGAGCCAACGAAGTGCCGATGCACGAGTGGCAGCGCTACCACCTCAACCGCTTTGTGCAGCCGCCAGACCGCTGGATCGGCGCAGAGGCGTGGGCGCGACTCAAAGAGCCTGACCGCCTACTCGTACCAGGCGAGCAGATCAGCGTTGGCTTTGACGGATCGTATGCGCGAGACGCCACGGTGCTGACTGGCTGCACGATGGACGGCTACATCTTTCTCATCAAGGCGTGGGAGAAGTCCGACACCAACCGCGACCCTGACTGGACGGTGCCGCGCACCGAGGTGGACGCAGTCGTTGAGCAGGTGATGACCACCTACAACGCCACGCTTTTCTGCGACCCTCCAGGCTGGGCATCGGAGATCGAGGAGTGGACGCGCCGGTACGGCAAGCGCGTGGCCGTCTTCCCTACCGCCACGATTGAGCGAATGGGTCCAGCCGTGGACCGTTTCTTTACGGCCGTAGCGACAGGCGAAGGGCTGCGCCACGATGGCTCACCGCTCTTGGCGCGTCATATCTCCAATGTCCACACACGTCTGACGCGCTATGGGCAGGTCCTAACTAAGGCTTACAAGGCGTCACCGGATCGCATAGACGCAGCCGTCTCTGCCGTGGTCGCCTATCAGGGTGTAAAGTTCCTGAAGGTTGAACCGAAAGCCGTAGCGAAAGTGGAGTGGGTGAATCTATGATCAGCAACATCTTTGAGGTTGTGGGTGCGGTGCTTGTGATTGCAGGTATCGCGCTATTCTCAATCCCAGTCGCATTGATTGCCACAGGCGTAGCCATTGCTGCGCTCGGCTATACGCTAGGAGATCGTAAGTGAGCATCCTTCGTCGCCTACTAGCCACCGAGCAGCGCATCGTATCTGGCGGTCAGTGGCTTAGCGATAAGCCAGCCGACTCGTCAGCCGGAGTCCAACTCAATCAACAGAACGCAACATCGATCGGCGCGTTGTACGCGGCCGTAAAGTTGTACGCCGACACTGTTGCAAGTCTCCCAGTTGGTGCCTTCATCCGTGACGGCGGCGTGCGCCGACCGGTGACGCGACCACTCTGGCTTGAGAATCCGATTCCTGCAAACCCTAACTACACAGGGTTCCAGATGCGACACGCGATTGTGTCAAGCCTTTTGCTCGACGGCAACGCCTTTATCCTGTTCCTAACTGACCGCCTCGGGGATGTCGTTGAAACTCGTGTCCTTGATCCACAGAAGGTTGACATCAAAGTTGACGCGGCTGGCACGCCGATCTACACCGTAACGACAGGCGACGGCGCGTTTAGCGTTGGTCCTGATCAGATGATTCACATTCCACTCTTTGCCACCGCTGGCACGATGCGCGGAATGTCGCCTGTCGAGCATCACCGCACGACACTCGGACTTGCCTCCGCCACGCAACTCTACGCTGCCAAGTTCTATGAGAATGGCGCAGCGCCTAGCGCCGTCATCAAGGTGCCAGGTGAGTTGACGCAGGATGTTGCTGACTCGCTGCGCGCATCCTTCAGCCGTCGCCACGAAGGCGTAGAGAAGATGCACAAGATTGCGGTGCTTACCGGAGGCGCAGACTTCCAGCAGATGAGCGCCAAGATCAGCGATATGCAGTTAGTTGAGACGATGCACTGGGGCGTTGAATCCATCGCTCGCATCTACGGCGTGCCGCTTCACCTGCTTCAGTACCCAGGTGGCAACACCTCCTACAGCAGCGTTGAAGTGATCAGCATCGAGTGGCTGCGCCTTGGGCTTGGACCGCTCATTGCGCGCATTGAGGCAGGGCTTCAGCGCCTGATCGTTGGCAACACCACCTTCGTAAAGTTCAACATTGACGGCCTGCTCCGCCCTACAACCAAGGAGCGCTATGACGCCTACGCGGTTGCGCTCAACAATGGCTTCCTCAGTCTTGACGAGATCCGCAGCCTAGAGGATCGACCGCCGCTCCCAGTTGGTGGCAATGAGTTCTGGAAGCCGCTCAACATCGGCACCGTAGGCAAGGAGCCTGGCGCGTGATCGAGATCTACGACATTGACAATACGCTCACGACCGGTGGCGATACCCCACGCCAAGACCTGATCGACTACATCAAGACCGATGTACAAGATGAGGGCGTGCGGATCTTCATCGTTAGCGGCCGTCCAATCAGCCGCCTTGCAGAGACTGAGAAGTGGCTGCGCGATAATGGCGTTCCATATGAAGAGATCTATCTGAACGACTTCAGCGAGACGCCTGGACCAAATGTGATTGAGGCGTTCAAGGCGTACAAGTACGCGAAGATCGTTGAGGAGTACGGACTCGCAGAGATCGGCTATGTCGTTGACGATTCAGCAGAGGCACGCAGCAACGCCGAAGGTATGGGCATCAAGGCATACACGGCTCAGGAATTGCTCGCCGCTGAGGCTGAACACGCAGCAGAAGAAGATCACTCCAACGATGAGCGCGCTGTGTACGAGGTGCCTGAATACATCCGCAACGCCGCTGCTAGGGGTTTGTCATTCGTTGAGGATGGCTACGCTGGCGAAGGCTTGCAGCCGCAGACCATCGCAGAGGCTCGTGAACTCGCCGCAGGGCGCGCAGACACCGACAAGGTCATCCGTATGGCCGCGTGGATTCGCCGTCATCGCGGCGACTGGGAAGGCGTACCGCAGAATGAGGACGAAGATAACGAATCGTTCCCTGGTCCAGGGTCTGTTGCCGGTTTCCTTTGGGGTGTGGAAACCACTGACCGCGAAGCAACTGATCGCGTACTCTCGTGGGCAGATGCTTTGATCGCCGCTGAAGATAGGGAGATTGTTGATATGAAAGAGAAAGAAACTCGATCCGTACCGATGGGTGAGTTCCGACTTGCCGATGCCGATGCGGATGGTCAGCGAACCTTTACCGGCTACGCATCTATCTGGAACAGCGCATCTGCTGGTCTGCCATTCGAGGAGAAGATCGCGCCTAACGCATTCAAGCGTTCACTGGCTCGCGCATCCGCAGGGCAGAAGATCATCGCCTTCCTGTTCGGTCACGACGAGACGCGCGCTCTTGCCACGACGGCAAGCGGTCGCCTTCGCTTGACTGAGGATGAGACTGGCCTCCGCGTTGAGGCGAAACTAGATCCTGCCGATCCAGACGCCGCAAAGGTGATCTCGATGCTGACGCACGAGAGCGCCGCCGCTGGTATGTCGTTCGGCTTCCAGAAGGTTCAGGATGCCTGGGATGGCAACAACCGCACGATCAAGGAAGCCAACCTGTTCGAGGTCAGCATCCTTGCCGCCGGTGGCCAGACCCCTGCCTACCCTGCGACCCTTGGACTCACGGCAATCCGCCAGGTCACCGCGCCGAAGATCGGCGTAGACGCTGACGCACTAGTTGCCACACTGGATAGCATCAAGGCTGGACGTGAACTGTCCACTGAGGAAGTTGCTGTCATTGACGCTGTCCGTTCCAAACTCGCGCCAAAGCCTGCAGGGATTGATCCGTCAATCGCTTCAGCGCTGCTCGCGATTTCGGCGGCAGAAGGTGACGCACTCTAGGTCACGAGCCACTGCCCCACCGCCCTGAGTAGGCGAGTCCGCAGACCTGGTATCCCACCGAGGAGCGCATAAGAAGATAGTCCGCCTATGCGCGGAGAAAGGATGCAGACAATGTCTGACATCGCAAAACTCGCTGACAAGCGAGCGCATCTGTTGGTTGAGGCTCGCGGCATCGCCGTGGACGCAGCCGACAAGGGAATCGCCCTCGAGGGTGAAGACAAGGCTCGTTTCGAGCGTCTCGTTGCTGAGGCTGGCGTTATCGCCGAGGCTCTCCGCGCAGAGAAGGCTTCTGACGAGGCTCGTAAGTCGGCTGACGAGGCTCGCGCCGAGTTCGCCGCTGTTGTTGCTCCAACGGCTCCTAAGGCCGCTACGGACAATGATCGCCTTCGCTCGATCGGTCTTGTTGGTGGTGTTGATACCTTTGAGTATCGTGACATCACAACCGGCACCGGCCTTGGAAACCCAGTTGCCGTTTACAACCGTGTAAATGTCATCGCTGGGCAGATCAACCCATACATCAACCCAGCGGTTGTGGATGTGATGAACGTTGCCACCGGCAACAACATCAAGTTCCCAACGGTAACCGCGCTCGGCACGACGGCTGGTTCAGTCGCCGAAGCCGGCACGATTACGGAAGATGACTTCACTGGTTCGGCGCTTTCGCTGACCCCTGTGAAGTACGCAGTACTTGTTCAGGTCTCGGACGAGTTGATCAACGATGCAGCGTTTGACGTTGCCGCGATGATCAGCGAAGCCGCTGGACAGGAGATGGCGATTGCCCACGGCGCAGCCGCGAGCACCGCTGTTGTAACCGCTGCTGGTACCGGTGGAACGGCCGCAGGCACCGTCGTATACACATACGCGGAACTTGTTGCCCTTCAGTACTCGGTCAAGCAGCAGTACCGAAACGCCGCGAAGAGCGGTTGGTTGATGAGCGACGCCGCTCTCGGCCAGATCCTTGGCACGACTTCATCGTCGCTGCCTTTGTTCCAGCCAGGTGGTCAGGGTGGCGTTGATCGCCTCCTTGGCAAGCCTGTCTTCACGGCTCCTGGCATTGCGGTCCCTGCGACCGGTGCTAAGGCTGTGCTGTTCGGTGACCTTGGTCAGATCAAGACCGCTCTC